CGATCTCCACCTTGGAGAATGATGTGCCGCCCGATTATGAAACCGAAAAGCGGAAGTGTATGGCGTATTTTCAGCGCATATCACTTGCGTCCAGTTTTACATCCGTTATCGGCTTCGGCGTAATGCAGAACGCCGCCACGAATGTGCGCATAAACATCCCAACTTCCGTGCCATTTAGAGAAGGGGCGACACTTTCCGCAAGTGCTGGAACTATTGGTCAAATCCTCATTGTTGGAAACGGTCAATCGTTAACCGCTACCGCAGTAACGGCAAGAAGCGCAGTAAAAACGGGCGGAGTGTTGGTGGATGTTACTGTTAATGGAAACGCTACGGCAAACCAAATGTATGCGATGCAATTTTACACATACTCTGTATATATCGACATCTCCGCAGACATCTAAATCTGCAAACAAACCCGCAAACAATCTTGCAAACACCTTTGCAAAACCGCTGAATTAGCAAACAGCCTACGGGCGGAAAGGAATACAAATGTATTACATCAACCAGTACATCAAGAAGCAGGACGGAACCACAACCAAAGCCGCATACGAAAAAGAAACCATCTACGATGCCAAGGCGGAGTTTTACAAGCGGCAGGGCAACGCTATGGCGGCAAGTGACACCGTTTCTACGCTTGCCCTCATCATCGACGAGGACGGGGCGGTGCATATGAGCGACAAGTGCGTAAAGCCCGTTGAAGAACCTGCGGAATAGCACCATCAAAGGAGTGTTGGGACGATGGAGCAGATTACACTTGGACAGGCGGCAGGGGCATTAGCCTTAATTGTCGCTATAATCGCAGGAATTAACTCATTGAAGAAATCTATCAAAGGGTGGCTGGACACCGCCTTAAAAGACCAGTTTTCGGCGTTAGAACAGACGCAAAAGGACATACTCAAGCGGTTAGATTCCGTGGATATCGAGAACTGTAAGAATTACCTTGTAACCTTCCTTGCAGAAGCACAGAGAGGGGAGATTAAGGACGAGACCGAACTCCAACGCTTTTGGGAAGAGTATGAGCATTACCAAAAACTTGGCGGCAACTCATACATTAGGAACAAGGTAGAAGAACTGAAAGGACGGAAACTCTTATGATTTTTAAGAACGGGAAGCATTACGATTTTTTAAAGTGGCTCTTTTCTGTGGTTTTACCCGCTTTAGCCGCTCTCTATGTTGGCTTTAGCGAAGCGTGGCAGGGGGTAATTCCTGTTCCGTACCCCGAACGGGTGAGTGCAACCATCTTCCTAATCGTAGCCTTTGCAGATGCTATCTTGGGGTTCAGCAGCATTAAGTACAAGAATCTCACAGAAGAAGAGAAGAAAGAACTTGAGGGGTACAAAGAAGATGAATAGCGGAGATACCATCAAGATCGTTCTCAACTACACCGTGGGCGGCGAACCTTTAGCCCAGGATTTCAGCGGTGAGTTAGAGTTCTGCATCGGAACAAAGAGATACCTCTTATCTAACGGCGGTATCGTGTGGGACGGAGAAGCGTTCTGTGTCACCTTGTCACAGGAAGATACCATCGCCTTACGGGGGACATCGGACTACCAAATTAGGATCAAAGATGCGGACGGGAATGTGGTCTCTTCTGGCATAAAGAAACTGGTTCTCGGCAGAAGCATATCAAAGGAAACGCTATGACACACATCATAGATGTCGGTGGAGACATCGACTTCACCGCAAAAACCATAGAAGGGGAGATAGTCACCGAAGAAATAGAGGTGGGCGGAGATGTTGCTATGCCCGTATCCTCTTATTTCACAGGGGAGTACACCATCACTCCCTCTAACGAAATGCAGACTATCTCTATTGGCGGCAAGACCGCTAAACAGAACATTACCATCAACCCAATACCATCAAACTACGGACTTATCACTTGGAACGGTTCAACATTAACAGTATCGTGAGGTTAATATGGCACAGAATGTAGTTATCAACGGAGTGACTTACTCCGCAGTACCCGCAGTAGACATTCCCAAGAGTGGCGGTGGAAATGCGATTTTCTACGACACGGCAGACGGAAACATCACTTCGGGCGATGTATTGACAGGCAAAACGGGATACTCCGCAAGCGGCTCTGTTTCCGGCTCTATGGCGAACAACGGCAGCACGGGCGGAACGATCTCCACCAAGGCGGGAACGGTCACCATCCCCGCAGGATATACCTCTGGCGGAACGGTCTCCATCTCTTCCACAGAACAGGCGAAGGTAATCGCATCCAACATCAAATCGGGAGTGACCATTTTAGGTGTGGCGGGTAGCCTTGCTTTACCTTCCATCTCACAGGACTCCACCACGAAGGTATTGACGATTAGTTAGGTGATAAAATGGCACAGAACATCACTTTATTAGGTGCATCGTATAGTGCCGTTCCCGCAGTCAATCTCCCGATAACAGGTGGCGGTACTGCAAGATTTACCGATGTAACAGATACAACAGCAAGTGCAGGTGATGTAGCAAGCGGTAAATACTTCTATACTGCTTCTGGAGTGAGAACACAGGGAACATCTTCTGGCGGTGGCGGAGGCGGAACGCTAATTGGAACACTTTCCCTTGGTGAATTGTCTACTTCCTCAACATCTGCCGTAACTATTGACGGAAAAACGCTTTCCATATCGAAAGTAAATGCCTACGACCTTGTTATCGTTGAAGTGTCGGTGGATAATCCTGTCAATAACGCGCATCTCGCCACAGTAAGTTTTGTGCTTTTAACGGCAGGATCAACTGTAGGCACGAAGAACGGCGCAACAATAATGAGCAACAAGTGGAACGCAAAAGCCTCCTCTACTGGTGTAGTGACAACACGTAACACTACCGCTGGTTACGGAGTCCAATTAAATACTGCGACTATAACAAGCGGCACACTTTCTATGACATTTTATATGCGATATAGCAGTACGCAAACAGGAACGATAAACGGCACATATACCGCTCGTGCCTACGGTGTGAAACTGTACGACTTAATTGGCGGTTAGAAAAGAACTACTGTTGCGTAAGACTCAAAAGCGGAAATGCCATATTTATAGCGAATGATTAGAGTAAACAAACCCGAAAAGGGGAACAAATACTACATCAACACCAATGACGGAGGGTATAACCCTGCAAGGGGGAACCCTCTCCGTCTCAACAAGAACCTAACTGCGCTGCCGAACTGTGTAAGTATAGTAGGCTGGTTCAACGAGATCGGAGAGCAGGGGATGAAGTACCTTAACGCACCCTGGTATCCCTTCGCAATCATCAATGCGGCAAAGAGAGAGGGTCTGGAAGTCACCGAAGAACCCACTTTAGGCGGGATAATGGTATGGACAGGCGGCAAGACCGGGGAAGGTCATGTCGCAGGGGTAGCGGAGATCGTAAGCGAGAACAAGATCCTTACCGTAGAAAGCGAATACTACGCACGGGATTGGGCGACATTTTGGAGAACAAAGGGAGACGGCAACTGGCGGAACGGTTGCTATTGGATGGGCAGCAGTTACATCTATCAAGGCTGTATCAAGAACCCCTTTATGGAGGAAGATATGACAAAAGACGAGACCGAAAAACTTATATGGGAACTTGTTCCCAAAGTCATTGAACAGATGGATGAGACCACGGCAAAACTTCCGCCCGATGATTGGGCAAAGGACAGCATCAATATGAACATTGCCGATGGAACTATGGTAGGGTACAACGATGGTTTCCACGCTCAATCCAAGATTAGGCGGGAAGAGGTATCGCAGATCGCTGCCAACATAAAAGCGTGGGTAAAACAGTACATCCAACAGATTAAAGATTGACACACATTGTCCAAGTGTGTTATAGTCTCCTTGTGGAATACTTGACCCTTAAGGTTTCCACAAACCTTTCCGGGACGGCTGAAATGCCGTCCCTTTCCGTATCCAAACATAATCCATAAATAGTTTACAAAACACGACTTATGTAAACACCAAGCCTTTTTTCGATAAATTTACACTTTATTCTTTACAAAGTGCAAACTATGTGGTAAGGTATAGGCGTAGATAGAAATTTACCCATTCCCCTCGGAAGAGGGGATAAAAAAATTTTCGCATCTATTCCTAACATCACAGTTTTTGGTATCGTTTTTAGGAACAGTTGAATCGAAAAATAGGGCATAATTTCTTTCTACTAACAGGAAAGGAGTTATGCCCTATGAAGTATGCGAAGAAACAATCTACAAAAGTTATCCATTCTGCAACCGCAGAGCAATTTCAAAACGAATTAAACAAAGCATTAGAAGAGGTATCCGATATGGGCTGCAAGTATGAACTGATGTTCAACAACAGCCAAGGTTTTTGTGCCTACATTGTGTACAGCGCAGAGAAACTTATCCCGGAGACCGCTTCCGACAGATACCACTTAAAAGGGGAGACATACCGTTGCGGGGAGTGCCCCAATTTTGTCAAGTCCAAAGACGGCAGAGTGAAGTACACGACCTGTATGCACGGCACTATGTACTGCAATGCAAAACACGATGCCTGTGATTACTTTTATGAAATGTTTGAGAAGGGGGAGATACAGGTTGAGAAACACGAAACTGTACCGACTGATCCGATTTAATTACGACTCTATCCGTGAGTTTGCGAGCGATATGGGGATGAGCCAAGTGAACGCCTCAAACCTTATCAACGGCAAAACGGGATGGACGGAAGAGAATGTACGAAAGGCTTGCGACCTTTTGAGCATCCCGCAAGAACAAGTTGGAGAAGTGTTTTACGCAAAGGAGTGAAAGATGAATGGAAAGGGTCAAGCATTACTTTTGGAGAACGGTAATCGTTCTAATCTTTTTCGCCCTGTTCTTTCTCGTCCCAAGTTGGATGATAGGGGGAACTTGTTAGTCCCGAAAAGGTGGATGAAGTTAAAGGACGGTAAGCCCTGTATGGTGTTCACCTACGAAGTGAAAGCGCAGACGGGGTATGGAGCGTTAAACACCAAAGTGATCTACAGGTGGAACATCAAGAGCGTGTTAAGAAGGGCGGGAGTGAGATGTTAGGTTTTTACAACCCGAACGACATCGAGCCGGATTTAGAGGAAGTCCATTACTATTGCCCGATATGCGATGCGGAAGTCCTTGACGGCGAACATCTCTACAAGACGAAAGAGGGAGACATCATCGGTTGTGATAATTGCCTAACGCTTGAATGGGTGGAGTACAAAGAGGTCTGCCCGGAGTGCGAGTCGGAAGTGTTCGGCGGCGAGATCATCTACAAGGACGGCGAAGACATTATCGGTTGTGAGCATTGTGTGGATATGGTCTATCCAGAGGACGAGTTATGACGCTGAAAGAATACAAGGCAATCCACAAACTAACCGTTAGGGAGTTAACGGACGAACTGCGGAAGGTAGACCCAAGGTTTACTCCTGCGATGGTCTCCAATATGGCGAACGGAGTTGTTGACCCGCCCGAAGCGGTGAAAGCGTGGCTTGCCGGGAAACAGATCGCAATGAACGAAGAACCCTTGACCGAGGAAGAGGACATTGTTCTCCGATACCTAACAGGGCATTTCAAAGACAATCCGATGGAGCGAGAGGAACTCAAATACTGGACGGGTCTTTCGGACAGGATTATGAGAAAGGCAATCGAGGGATTGCGCAACCGAGGGTACTGGATACTCAATGATGGTTACGGTTATTACATCACCTTCAACAGAGAAGATTTAGAGCCGTGGATCAATAAAGAAAGAGCGAGAGCAAGGAGCATTAACCGAACTGTCCAGGCGATGCTTTCAAGAGTGAGTGGACAGACGGAAATGGGAAAGGAATAAGCGATGGCAGAGAAGAACATTTATCAAAGGCTTGCGGCGATAACGGCAGAATTGCAGACCGTTGCCAAGAACCTCAATGTGGACACAGGCGGCGGCAAAGGATACAAAGCCGTTTCGGAAAGAGACATCCTGGATGCGGTGAAGCCGTTAGAGACGAAACACGGGGTATACAGTTTCCCGTACAGCAGAGAACTTCTTGAGGCGAGTACCTACGATATGGAGACGAAGTACGGCACGAAGACCAACTTCTTCTCCCGCATCAAGACCATATACCGCTTCGTGAATGTGGATAAGCCAGAGGACTACATCGAGACAACGACCTTCTCCGTCGGCTTTGACAGCCAAGATAAGGGAGACGGAAAGGCGATGACCTACGGAGATAAATACGCATTGATGAAAGCCTACAAAATCTCTACAGGTGAAGACCCCGATCAAAACGCAAGCGAAGAAGGAAGGTACACCCGTAACGGTGAGAGAAACAACAGACCCACTTTGGCAGGGGATGATGTGAAAAAACTGATTATGTCAACCTCAAAGGCGATGGGGCTTGAATGGATGGATGTTCTCAAGAAGACCGGGTGGAGCGAAGGCGACCGCCTCACCAAAGACCAAGCCGAGAGCGCAATGGCGTTCTTGCAGAGAGTGTCTAACGACAGAGAGCAAAAATGAAACTAAAAGACCTTACCCATATCCCACAGGATGTGAGAGACCGGGTATATGAAAGAGATTCCTATGACGGATGGGCTTGCTGCATTTACTGTGGTAAGCCAAGAGGGATAGAAGTCCACCACTTCATAGAACGGTCAAGGGGCGGCAAGGGCATTGAGGAAAATCTCGTCTGCCTGTGCAAAGGATGCCACGCCAAGATCCACCAAGGGGATACGGATTTACAGAACTTTATTAGATCGTATCTGTCCGAACATTACGAAGGATGGAGCGAGGAAATGCTTATAGCAAGAAAGGAATAACAATGGATAACGAAAAGGCTTACACCATCAACTTCAAGGCGATGCCCGAAGACATCAGCGTGTTTGAATCGCTTACCGCAGAACCCGCCGAAGAAGTTTCTTATGAAGTTTCTTATGAAGCACTCGTCTTTGGGAGCGGTCTTACCGAAGCCGTAAGAAGACTTCTCAAGAAGCACAACGACTACGATATGGTCAAGTATGTGAGAACCATCCTGGATGCCGAGTACGAAGGAGACGAAAAGGAATAATGGCGAACATAGTGTGCTTAACCGGGAGATTAACCCGTGACCCCGATGTGAGATACAAAGAAGACCTTGCCATTGCCAGATTTACTCTGGCGGTGGCAAGACCGAAGGTGAACGGCAAGGAAGCGACAAGCGACTTTCCATCGGTCATAGCGTTCGGCAAGACCGCAGAGATGGCGGAGAAGTATCTACAGAAGGGCAAACACATTGCAATCATCGGAAGAATCCAAACGGGAAACTACACCGACAAGGACGGTAAAAAGGTCTACACCACAGATGTGGTTGCTGAAAAGATTGAGTTCCTTGAAAGCAAACGGAACGAAGAATCAAAGGACGAACCACGGGAAGAACAGGCAAAAATCCCCGAAGGGTTTGAACAGATAACGGACGATCAAATACCTTTCTAAATGGTCATTAAGCACATAGAAATGACCGCCCACCCTGGCGGCTTAACAAGGCTGAATATCGTAGTTGCAGGAGACCGAAGCCAAATAGCGAAGACGGTTGGCAAAGTCGAGGCAGATAAGTTTGAACTTGAGATCAAACGGCTGCGGAGCAAACGAGGGCTAACGGCAAACGCATACTATTGGGTGTTGGTAGACCATCTTGCCAAAGTGTTGGGAGCGTCAAAGGACGAGATACACGAACAGATAATGCAGGACTACGGAACATTCAAACTCAATGATAGCGGAAAGCCGATAGTCTTCACCATAGCCGCCGGGGAAAACCCAAAAGACATAGCCCCTTATTCAAGAGCATTCGCAGAAGGGTATGTGGACGGAAAGAAGTTCATACACCACGCAGTATTGAAGGGGTCAAGCGAAATGAGTGCTTATGAGTTCGGGATCTTGTTAGACGGACTTATAAGCGAGTGCAAAGAGATGGGGATTGAAACAATGACCCCAGACGAGGTAAAAGCCCTTGAATATCTTAATTCAACTTCCCCCGGTGACCAAGAAAAACCATCAAACCATCGTTAGGGCAAAAGGTAGGCTGATGGTCATACCTTCAAAGCAATACAAACAGTATGAGAAAGATTGTGAGCCGTATATGCCCACCCTGGATGCCCCGATAGATTACCCGATAGAGTTGTCCTGTAAATTCTATATGCCAACTCACAGAAGGGTGGATGCGGTCAACCTAATGCAAGCGGTCTGCGACATCTTGGTCAAGTACAAGGTAATAGCGGATGACAACTCCAACATCATTGCATCGTTTGACGGGACGAGGGTTCTTTACGATAAAGAGCATCCCCGTACCGAGATCACGATAACGCCTATTAACTGTTCCGCAGAGGACAGATAGGACTTTCCTGTTAGATGGGGTGCGGTTTCCTTTCCCTTTCCGCACTCCACCCCTTCGGGGGTAGACCTACAAAACAAGGATGCCTTTAGAACATCCAAAATGGGGTCTAAATGAAGAGAAAAAGCAAAGGTGGATAAATTACCCGATGGAAACGGAAAAACGCTCAAAACGGCTAAAACAGCCCTGCTCACCAAATTGTGAAAATCGGTCTGCAATCTGCCACTCGATCTGCGAGAAATGGCTTGTGTATGAGAAGGACAGGAACAAAGCCTATGAGGAGAGGATGGAGCGGAAAGAGGCAGCGATAAAGACCTATCCGGCAGCAACCCAACTTGACAGGAGATTTCGGAAATGAAATGCGAGAGGACAGATTGCTTTGCCTATAACCCGGCAGAGAATAACAACTGTTCCGCACTCACGAAGACGAAGGGATGCAAGTTCTACAAGACGGTAGAAACGATGAAAGCGCAAGAGGATGGATTAAGAGAGGGCGGACACCCTGTATACAGACCGAGCGTTACAAGGCAAGACCAAAGGATTTTGAAAGCGTTACTGCAAAATGGACGGATGGATCAAACTGGACAGGAGAATACTTGATTGGGGATGGTACAAGGACACGAACACGAAGGTAGTATTTCTCCACCTTCTCTTGATCGCCTACATCGAGGACAGGGAGTATCGAGGGAGAATCGTCCACCGTGGCGAGTGCGTAACCACGATAGGTGAAATCGCTGAAAGCGTTGGAATTTCATACGAACAGGCACGGAAAGCCCTCACTCATCTAAAAGAGACCAATGAAATCACAATCACAAGAAGGTCGAAAAGCCTTGAAATTTCAATAACCAACTACAACAAATATCAAGCAAAGCCCAATCAAAACCCAATCAAAACCCAATCAGAACCCAATCACATAAGTAAATATATAAATAATATAAATACTAAAGAAAAGAAAGAAAGAAGGGAAGAATATATATCCCCCCAGGAAGAGATAAATTGGGAAGCCATAGAGATGCTCCGTAAATGCAGGTGAGAGATATGACAGGAGAAGAATTAGATAACCTGTGTATGTGGCTTAAAACCTCATACCCTAAAAAATATAAATCCCTTTCCGAAGGGGAAATGATTATCACCAAGGACAACTTATCGTTCGCTTATGAGAAGCAGAGCCTTGCGGATGTGATGGCAGCATATCGGTTCTTCCTGGATAAGTCCCCGTTTGAACCGACAACATCCGAGATCAAGCAGTACATTGCAGAGCGGATCGTGAAGACGGAAGAACCCGTTTCGATGGACGATTTGCCGGAACACCACTATATGCGAGGGAGATACATCCACGCAGAAGCCTTTAACAAGGCACAGGCTGACCGCAAGGCGGGTATCAAGAGACCGTTCTCCTGGTATGTGGAGCAATACCCAAGCATCGAGTGGCAGGAGTGGGTAGACGAACCGCCTGTCTATTGGCAGGGCATCGAGTACAAGGGGTGGGAGAAAACAAGAGACGGGTTTATCAAACCTATCGGAGCGAGGAATAAGAGCGACTTAACGGTGACGCAGTTAGGGTTTAAGAATGGACGAGTTTAAGGTATACGACAAGGCGATAAACCACTACGGGATTAAGAGCCAATTAGTGATGGTGATGGAAGAGTGTGCCGAACTTTCCAAGGAGTGTTCCAAGATATACAGAGCCTTGGAAGAGGGCGGAACTTTCGGGGTTGACAATCTTGCCGAAGAGATAGCGGATGTACAGATCATAACAGGACAGATACAGAGGTTCTTCGGCTTGAAGGATAAAGTAAAGGAGCAGAGGAAAAGCAAGTTAAAAAGGCTTGCGGAAAGGATTGAAAATGAAAACTGCAAAAATCAAACTGACATTTCTTGAACCTGTGTTAGGGAGTTCCCCGAATGACGAAGACATCTACACAAGGTTCATAGGAGATAAAGCCCCGGATGCTATGTCTCTCAAGGAAGAGATCGAATCTCTTGGAGAAGAGGGAGCGGACATCGTAGCGGAGAGAGGAACCACGGTCTTCCCCAGGGATGAAGACGGAACGCCAATCTTTTGGTCTTATCAAATCGAGGGGTTTTTCAAGGGAACCTGCGGATTCCTTCGCACCGTACCGGGAACGCTTTCTTCCAAACTGAAAGCCTACAAGAAGCAGATTGACGGAAGAATTTTTGTCGAGGGTGAAGTGTCTCCCACGAACAAGACCGGGAGAAAAATCCGCATTAAAGATGCGTTCCCGATTGATCTGTTCCAGAGACCGTTAAGAGCGCAGACCCCGCAGGGCGAGAGAGTATCCCTTGCGTGTTCCGAGAGAATCCCCGAAGGAGCGAGTTGCGAGTTCAAAATCACCTGTCTTATTGACGATGATACCAAGTTGGTTGAGGAGTGGCTTGACTTCGGCAAGAGAAACGGACTTGGACAGTTCCGTAACGCAGGAAATGGAAGATTTTCTTGGGAGAAGGTAACCGATTGGCAGTAGCCAAGGTGATGATTAGAACCGCTGCGGAATAGAGTGGAAAGGCATCGGATCAGTTGAGCGAAGAAGCGCTATGGCAGAGAATGGATCAGCCAAGGTAAGGAATGGTTAAGTGATGGAAATGCGAAGTTTAGTTGCGAGACGGCAAAGACAGGCTTAACTGTGCGAAGGAAAAGAACTGTTGAGCGATGAGACGCTTTGCAGATAACGGACAGGCGGCAATCTAAAAACATACCAAGGTTTAGTAGTAATGCCCCGAATGAAGCCGCCTGTACCCGTGGGGCAGAGAGGTATAGCCGTTTAGCCAAGCGGTAAGGCAGAGGGTTTTGGTTCCTCTATGCGGTGGTTCGAATCCACCAACGGCTGCCAACCAACAAGCGTGAGGTCAATCGCTGGTCAATGTCGGTCTACCAAATACCGACAAGGGTAGCCCGTCCATCAAACGATGGAAACGGGCACATAGGTCGGTGGTGTAACGGTAGCACGGCGGTCTCCAAAACCGCAAATGAGGGTTCGATTCCTTCCCTTCCTGCCAAATGAAAAGGAGAGAGCGATGAAGCGGAAAGAAGTATTAGAGACGGCGATACAGACGGTCTGCGCAGACAGACAGGATCAGTACGGAAACCCCGAAAATACCTTCACGGACATAGCGAAACTGTGGAGCGTTTACCTTGGGAGAACGGTATCGGCAGAGGATGTTGCTTTGATGATGGCTCTGTTGAAGATTGCAAGAATCAAGGTGGGCGAGTTCAAAGCGGATAACTACACGGACTTGTGCGGGTATGGTGCGTTGGCTTATGAGGTATCCAATCGGGGATAAGCCAATAGAAGGGCAGATAGGAATGGAGTTATGAGAGCGCATTGCTTATTTGAACAGAGCGGAACATTCAAGAACGAGTTTAAGAAACTTGGTATTGAAGCGTATGACTACGACATCCTCAATAACTTCGGTGAAACCGATTATGTAGTAGACCTGTTCCAAGAGATTGAGAACGGATACGAAGGAAAGCCGAGCATATTTGACAACATCCGCAAGGACGATATAACAATGGCGTTCTTCCCTTGCACACGGTTTGAGGATCAAATACAGATGGGATTTAGAGGAACGCTGCACCAACTCAAGAATTGGAGCAGCGTGAAGAAGATTGAGTATTCAATGAAACTTCACGAAGAACTTCACCGCCTGTATATGCTGATTGGTAAATTATTCATAATTTTCTTGCGGGGGGGGGGGCCGTTAATAGTGGAAAATCCATACTCCACAACGCATTATCTTGTAAAGTATTTCCCGATAAAAGCAACGATCATAGACAAAGATAGAACAGAAGACGGGGACTACTTTAAGAAGCCTACGCAGTATTGGTTTGTGAACTGCAAACCGCAATCAAATTTGGTATGGGAGCCGCTCCTGGACACTCCGTCAATGACTATATCCGATATACATTGCGCATCGTATTTCAATCGCATTGACGGAGTGTCCAGGGAAGAAAAACGGTCGCTGATCCATCCGCAATACGCAAGGCGGTTTATTCTTCGGTACATAGGGCATAGCGTTTTACCCTTGGAATCAAACGCAGATATGGAGTTATGAATAGCGCAAAGATAATAGGCGGATTAGGCAACAGACGGGAGAGGGACTTTTACCCCACTCCCCCGGATGTGACCCAGGCGCTAATAAACTATCTCCAAATTCCACGGGACAAATTGATATGGGAGTGTGCCTGTGGCGAGGGAGATATGGTAGAGGTGTTCCAACAGAACGGATACAAGTGCATCGGGACAGACATAAAGGATGGGTACGACTTTCTCACTCACTCTGTTGATTGCGATTGGATCATAACGAACCCGCCGTTCAACCTTTCGGAGCAGTTTATCAAACGGGCGATAGACCTTAAAAAGCCTTTTGCGTTCCTGTTGAAATCGCAGTATTGGCACAGCAAGAGAAGGCTGAAACTGTTTGAAATTGCCCCACCATATGCAGTTTTGCCGCTGACTTGGAGACCCGATTTCACGGGGCAAGGCAACAGTTTGATGGATATGGTATGGGTGGTATGGAAGAGACCAGTAACGATCTATGAACCGTTAGAAAGGCCGAATTATGAAAGTGTATAGAATGGACAATGTAATTTTGTATGACCCAGAAGACTTCGGAACCCTCTGCATCTGCGCTATAAGGTACTGCCAAGGGAGACGGACATATATGCCGAGCCTTGTGAGAGACATCATCCGTCCTCACTTGAAGGAACTATCCGACAAAGACCTTGCCGTGATGATAGACGATTGCAGTTACCAAAAGAGGTTTGATTTGTACGGTGATGAAGCCATAGACAAGCCAGGATGGATTAAGTGGGAGCAGGAGTTGCTAAAAGAAAGGAAGAGAAGGGATGGGATTAATCAGTAAAGAAGATGCAATCAAAACGGTACGCAAGACAATATTAAGTCTTATGGACGGTCTCCCGACAATCAATATAGACGGAGAAAAATACTGTGCCGACAACAGGCTACACAACGCATACCTCGAAGCGAACAAGGCGGTCAACAATGCGTTGAGGGAACTCTCGTCTTGGCACACGGAAGACCCGACAGAACCGAACGATTACCTTGTAACGATGATGGTAGGCAAGACCGAGGATACCGTACAAAAGAGAATCATAATAGCGGAGTGGATAGAACCCCTATATGACGATAATGGCAACATAGCAAAGAAAGGCGAGTGGGTATTTAACCCGTTTGTGTACAACTGCAAGGTTAGACAGGTTTTGGCTTGGATGCCCTTGCCCGATAAGTATGAGGGGGAAGTATGAAAGACCTTGTGACCTTAATTGATTTAGTCCAGGCGTGGATAGATCGCACGGAAGCGGATGCCTGTACCGAGTGTAAATACTTCGGCACGGAAGAATGGGAGATGCCCTGCAAGGAATGTAAACGGGCTAAGAAGGATTACTGGAGAAGAAGAGATGGCTAAATGCAAGGTCATAGATATAGCGAGAAACGAACCGTATAAAGTCAGCGAGGTTATATGCGTAAAATGCGGTAAACGGTGGATGGCGGTTAGACCAGAAACGACCCTGCTCAAGCATCTTGAATGCCCGCAATGCGGAAACGAAGGGTTTGTAATTGAAACAGGAGAGGAAATAGATGGCTAAAGTAAACTTGACAGTACCGATAGAGATAGACACTAAACTGATAATTGATTGGCTTAATGAGAATGATGTGGTGGCGGTTGTTCGGTGTAACAAGTGTGCCTACTGGGATAGAGATACAATACGGTATCAATGCAACGATTTCCGTTCTTGGAACGAAGCAGAGTGCAAAATGCTTGCAGAGCGGGACGGTTACAACGAGATAAACCGATACACAGAAGCGGATGACTATTGCAGTTATGGAGAGAAAAGAGATGGCTAAATATATAGATGCGGAGTCGCTATACAATCAAGTTGTCGAAAAAGAAGAACTTGCAAGGCAAAGAGTAATAGATACACCATCAAGACTTCCTAATGGGGATGTAAATCCGTATGCCACACGATATGCGACACAACTTGATGAGAGGACAGCATTTAAATTTATGTTAATAGATGCACCAGCCGTCGATATTCCACGGTGGATATCAGTTACAGAGCGGTTGCCCGAAGAAGAAGGACGGTACTTGATAACAGGCAAAAGAGGGGCGGTGTATTCGCTTGAATACGAAGACGAGCGTTGGTACGGAGGAATTGAACCGATAGCGTGGATGCCCTTGCCAGAACCATACAAAGGCGGTGAGGAAGAGTGAACTGCGAGAAGTGCAGATGGTACAGAACTATATACAACACCAAAGGAATAGGGAACTGGTATGTTTATGGCAGATGCCTTATGGGTGGTTGCGATGGTTCACAGTATGAGCCGAGAGACAGGGACGAGGTGAAAGAATGAACGATAATTGCGAATACTGTAAGCATTGCTTGAGGTTATATGTCCCGCCGATCGAAGCGTATAAAGACATTCCCTCCAACGCCTATGTATGCGATGCGCTCCGTGCCGAAGGGCAAGCGCTGTATATGGATGACAACCAAGGTAAGTGCGAAATGTTTACGCCGAAGTCCAAGTGCGACACCTGTTTCATTCCAATGTTTTACAACCTTGAAGACGATGACTCTATTTGCAGAGATTGTGAGGTGGGAGAATGAACGAGCCTGTTGTAAATGCGAATAGAATATGCGAACAGTACACACTAATCTTCAAACACGAAATCAACGACAATGGGAAGTCGTACAAAATAGAAGAACCAATAATCGCAAGGTGTGTGCTTCCGTTAACAAAACCGTACTCAAGAGATGTGAGCCCAATACCGTACATTTATGACAAAGTTGTTGCAGACCTTGTGCGGGTAATTCGTGAAAGGATTGAAGAAGGATGAGCAGAGAAGAAGTGTGCAGGGAATTACTAAGAAAGATTGCTGAAGAAGCGGACGGGTTAACGGCAAACGAGGTTATTGCATTGTGTCTTGAAGACATAGCCGTATCCCTTGCACAGATAGCAGACAAGATTGGATGCGACTATGAGAAACGGAAAGAGTTTGTAGCCGATAACGCAACGAAAGCGAGTTTGGTTACTGTATACCACAGAAGGGAGCGGGAATGAAGGGCATAATAGCGGGAATTGCGTTTCTTGCAATATCCATCACAGTTATAGTCATCGCAGTACGGGTGATGGGATGGAAAACGACACTTGCTATATCGGTTGCTATATCGGTTGTGGGCGTTGTTGTAAATTATATCTTGAGCGTATTGATTAAGATACTGGTGAAGTAAATGGCAAATGATCCGAAACTTGAAGACAATAAACAGTTAGAACTTGTCGGCGGGGAGATCGTAGCAACCGATGGACAGAGACCGAAGTATTACCTTTCCGCAGCCGCAATAGAACAGAGAAGAGAAGCGGGTAAAAACTCCGTAATAGCCAAACTAAACAACACAGAAAGGATCTCGATGCTTGAGGCTTGCGGGAAGATGGGGCTAACGGCAAATGCGAATGACCCAGAAGACCTGCTAAACCATTTCCACGCCTATCTTGAAATGTGCGCAGAACAGGGATGGCGAGTAGGGAATATGACCGCATACCTTGCGATGGGGGTCTCAAGATGGCAGATTGATAACTGGTGTGACCAAAGGTTTAAGAAGAACGATCCCAGGTTCAAACAGTTAGCCGATTATGTGAAGGCGGTATGCGCAGCCAACCGAGAACAGTTGGGGCTTGAGGGTGCAGTACATCCGGCGTTGACGATATTCTGGCAGCGGAACTTTGATGGATTTACCAACGAAGATATTGTGCGTGTAGAAACAAGCGATGCTTTGGGGGAAAGAGTGGATGCCAAACAGATCGCAGAGAAATACAAAGACATTCCCGATGATTAAGACAGAAGGGCAGATAAAGACCGAGGACTATGGCAAGTCAAGTTGCATTGTTGAGATCAGCGCAGAAGGGAAGACCTTGACCGTAGGAAACGCAGAAGTAAGGTTTTACATTCCCACAGAAGAGATGCAGAAGGCGTTGGCATTGATAGGAAAAGCATAGCAGGGGATATGAATGGTATGGCCTTGCGGCGTACTGGAAAAGATACGAATGGCGGCGGTATAGTATTGTGTCGTTATGGCTTTGGTAAGCACAGAAACGAAAGGGATGCGAACAGAAGGGCGATGGAACAGAAGAGAAGTGTGCGCAGGGCGAAGGGTGAGCATAGCGCAGAAGGGCTAAAATCGGCTCATAGAACGCAGAAGGGAGAGCGAAGGTGAAATCATACGCAGAAGGGATAGAAGATGCTGTGAAGGTCTTTACAAGGGCATTGTTTGCCATTAAAAAAAACGATGCGGATGGCGGTCTTGTGTATATGTCGATGGAAACACTCATTGCTGCTCTGGATGCCGTGCAAGCCGAAAAACGGCGATTAGAGAAGGAAGACACCGCAGAAGGATAAACTATACCACAAACTAAAATAAGCCCCTAAAAAGGGGCTTTTTGAATGTTCTAAAGGCAAGTACAGAAGGGGTTACTCCTTCACCCAATAACCATAAACACATCTTGTTCCGTTGCGGCTTGGATCGTATGTATCGTTTATTACTCCGTCAATAACGGCGGTCATATGGTGTGTGACCTGTACGACAAGCCGCCCGTTTGGAAGTTCCCCGTCTTGCAGATGTGTTGTGCAGCCCTGCCCAATCTGCATTGTTGGTATCCACTTAAAGCCATAGTGTGACAGAAGTTTTTTCTCTGTGGTACGGAACACGCCGGAACGGGCGTTACTGACCTTGCGTTTCCGTTTCCCTTTGCGTTCACTTTTTGCGTACTCATTGATTAGATCGTAAACTTCCTTGTATGGTCTATCGGCTGCAATCGCAACCGCACGGCACACACAATCCCCGGTTTTCCCCTTAAACCCGGCGGCTTCTCTCCCGCCGTCATTGTAGATAAATTTCATTGCCTTTTCCTTTCTCCCATAGAAGGGTTATATCTTGCAGAAGGTGCAGAATGGGTTACTGTTCAAGCCAATAGTTAATTCTTTCGTCCAGTTCTTCATCCGTAAAGAATGGGATGCTGTCAACCCGTCTCACCGGGGTATTGGGCGCTTTGTAAAGTGCGCTACCGTGGGCGGGTAAACTTTCCGCTCCCTTTTCGCCTACGATCTGTTTGCTTTCAATTGCGTTTGCGCAATGAAGTCCGATGCGGTTAGTCATATTCAGCAGGAGTTCCGCAGAAAGGACTTTCCGGGAAGGGGCTTGTGTTGCGCAGATAAGCATGATGTTTGCAGCACGGCCTTTCTGTAAAAGTTTGATAATTTCCTTTTTAATGTCCTTGCCGCAATCGGAAAGAAGAAGATCCGCAAGTTCGTCAATGACGATAACGAGTTTTGCCCCGTCATATTTCTTTAAGCGCTTTGCGGTCATTTCTTCATACCGTTTCATCATAAAGTCGTACACATCACGCAGAAGGGCTAAAACATCTTCCGGCTCTGTCTCATATCTCACGGTGTGGGGGAGATCCTCATAAGGGGATAACTCAACCATCTTGGGATCAATAAGGCAGAAGGACATTTCTCCCGGTGCATAAAGCGCAAGGGCGGTATGTAAGATGCCATTGAGAACAACCGACTTGCCGCTGCCCGTTTCCCCTGCTATCAAAAGGTGTGTGGCGTTCTCCAGAATATCCTTATACCAAGGGGTATATGCTGCGCTTTTCGGCAGAACATATTCCTTTTTTACAGAAGGTGCAGAAGGGGCAGAAGGACGCACAGAAGGCACAGAAGGGTTGTATCTGTTCACCACGGTGCGGACATTAGCAACCGGGGCTGCCTGGTATTCCTCGATCATTCTCCAAAATCCGCTTTTTGCGGGGTACTTCTTATTTAAGTCGTTGCAACGCTGTACAAAAGATCCGAACATTTTTTACATCCTTTCCTTGTTTAAGTGCAGAAGGCGTTTTTTACATCTCTGCAAAGATTTCAAACTCGTTCACCACACCCGCCGGGGTTGTCGCCCAGGTTGCAAGCCATTTATCAAAATGGGCTGCAAGGTAGTTTTCAAAATTGCCCAGGTTTTCCGGGTTATTGGCAAGGCGTTTAATGGCCTTTGCAAGCCTTTCGGCGTTCTGTCTGTTTTCGTTATCCATTGTGTTTTCCCTTTCCGTTTTACTTTCCGTTTGTTATAAGGTTTTTCTTGTGCCTTGTGGCTTGCTTTTCGGATGTTCTTTCAATCCCGGCGGGGCTTTCCCGTACTATTCAAGCGGTCACGCTGGCGGACTATGGCGGGCAGAGAACAGGTGATAAATCATACCCGCAAAAGGTTGTTAAACTATTTCCGCAACCCCCCGCAGAAGGCGGGGACGCTCACGGCTTAATGCGCTATTTTATGCCGCCGTGACGGGCAGAAGGGGTTATTTTGCCATAATACCCGC